CGTGGCACAAGCATTCTTAAATGGATTGTAAACGCCATTTGTTGGGCATGGGTGCTTTGCGGCGCCAATGGTCCAGCTATGTTTCATGCCAATGGAAAGGTTTGCATTGATATTTTTGGAACACGAAGAAGGTTCAAATCCTGGTTCGAGGGTGATGATTCATTGTTATGGCTTGCGGGTCGTATTTTCACATCTCTTGAGCTCGAGGAGCTGTCAGCACGCTGGACGAAACTGGGGCACCGCCCCAAATTGTACCAACGCGTTGCTGGCGACGTCGCTGAATTCTGTGGTTGGAAAATTGTGGTTAACAAACACGGATTAGACGGCTCCACGGCAGTCCCTGACGTTCCTCGCATGCTGAGGAATTGCTTCTACACCACGGCCAAGGAGGCCGTGCACGCCGCCAGGGGAGGAGACTGCGTGACTTTCAGTCGCGTTGTCGGACCTGCGCTCATAGCGCGCGCTGGCTCAATCGCTGACACGGTGCCAACTATCGCACGTTGGCTCACCAGGCTCGCGAATGATCTGCCAGGGCAAGAAGGGATCAACATTACCGACGAAATGTTTTCCGTAGACGACCAGTACAGGCTCGGCACCGCCGACCTCGTCGAGTTGTTACCTGAATGGTGGAAGGACGATGACCCAGCGAAATTACTCGATATTCGCTATGGGTCGTTTGCCGACAACGTCCACCGTCAAGTTTCCAACGCAGTCGCAACCGGAGGCCTCCAGCGCGAGGCCAACCTCGCAATGCGCCACGGCTGGGTTAAAACGTCCTGCGAATGGTACAAGTTCGCGTCAATGCTCGACGCCGTATCTTGCAACACTCCGGACGATACCTTTCGGCAATGCGTGCCTTCGGGCATGATGCCGTAAGTCCAGCTTGCACGGGACAGCGCGGATTTTCCGCGCGTTTCACCGGCCTACCCTTTTAAAGGAATTTTTCGGCAACACATGGGTCTAGTCCCTTTATACCAGCCACGCCCTGCGTGTCTAGGGTAGTGTGTTGCTCGGTAGGTCTAACAAACGGGGCATGTCTGAACTTCGGACATGAGTAGGAGCCGCTGACTCGTTTTGAACTCCAGCAAACGGCGACGAGTACCGATGACACGTTTTTCCTTTGTTTTAGAATTGCAAGAGTCCGAGCGTTCGACCGGATTAAGTAGCCATTTTGGCTCGCAATCATGCCATTTTCGTGTTGGAGCCGTTAAGCGTCCACTACGGTCCAATGCCATTGTTTTATCTATCAGTAGTCACGTGTCGGGCGTGTGGAAGTACGCATTTTGCGGAAAGCCACCAGTGTCAAATAGGGAGGTGTACACCTGGCTCCCGAATTACCTTGCGTGGCCCACACCTTCCGGAAAAGGGGGTGGGTCCCCAGCCAATTAGCGGTCGCTTGCCGTGCGACGAAGGTGAAGGCTAGAGGAGAGTGGTAACCGCTGCTTTAATGGGGAGTGCTCTTTTCCATTCGTTTTTTTGTTTGGAGAATCATCTTGATCCATCTCCTAAACCAGCTATCCTAGTGCAATGAACCTGAGTCCGGCGTCGTATAAATAAAGGGCGTGGATAGGGGAGGTAGAAGGTTTATGGTACGGTCCATGGAGGTGCGCTGCTTACGTTTCACTATTTGCGGTGATTCTACGTGGTGTATAAGGCTTGTCAGTCCGGCTTGAGCTGACACGCTGAACTAGTTCCCAACCCGGTGCCGGGCGGAACGTCTTCATGAGGTTAGGCACAACATCCGGGGGTCGCCTTTTGCGACTCACTTGCGTTTCACTCTGGCATTACAAGTTGTCCCCGTTGGCCAGTAATTTGCTTACG